GAACGCACCCTTGTTCGAGCGAGATGCCCGAATCGTTAGCGCATCAATCAGGATTACTGCGTAGTCCGACTGTTGGGTTAAGTTCCACTTTATGGACTGACTTGGTTGCGCGTTACCCTGTGCGGTCGCAAACAGCGCTCCGCGACCTGTTGGGTTTTCATAGAAGATCGGGATAACGAGGTTGTCACCCTCGAAGTCGTCTACCTTCCTGACCATCGACAAAAAAGGATGCCGTTTTGTTGCTACATTCTGGGGGACTCCCGCTGGATAAAGTTCCTTCAACATTGCGTCGAAGCCAGCTGTTCCCATTACTAAAGATGCACTTGCCATTTTCTATTCTCCCTAGCCCACAGTCGCTTCTAATGCTTGGAGTGCTCTCTTTAAGCGCTCGTCATCGGTCGATGCGGGTGATTGTGTTGTTGTTCTCCTGGATTGCTGATTGTGCAGCGTTTTCATTTGCCTTACGGGTTTCTCTTCGGCAGGGGGTTCGGCTTCTTCGGTTTGATTTCGCGCTGCGAGGATTGCTTCAATCACGGGAGCGAGAGTTGTCTCTAAATTATTGTTTAAAGCTTCGGCTAGTTGTTGTGACGTCGGAAGAAGCGCATTGGGATCTTCGACGGCAACTTGGTACGCTATGGAATACATGGCCTGGATTGTGTCTTCCGGGCTTTCGTTAAAAAGAGCGGCAGCATACGGCAGTTCAGCGTGATCGGCTTTCATATAGGTTTCCATCTCTCCGATGTACTTTCGCTGGAATGCTTCTGTCTCTGCCTTCTTTGCTTGCTCTGTTCGTTCTTCCTCTCCAGTCTTCTGTTCCTCTTCGAACCTGCGAAGACGCTCTTGGAGTGCGCGGATTTCGCGCTGGGTTTTGTGCTCTTCCGGGGCATTCTCACCGAGTTCCTCGTCATAGAGAGCGCTTGCCACGTCGGCATAGCCATCTTCCAGTCCGAGTTCTTTCAGTGCCGCTACCGGGTCTCTTCGGATACTATTTTTGAAGCTATTAAGCCTCGACTCTAGTTCGTCTGCTCGCTTTAGTCGTTCTTCGAGTTCAGTCTCGCGTGCGGATATTTTATCTTCCCGCTCTCTCGATTGCTCTCTGGAACGACGTTCTCTACGGGCTAAGGATGCAAGCTTGCTGGATTCAGCAATGTTGTCCTCTCCCGGTGTTAGGGGTTGGTCATCATCGTTGGGAATCTCCCCCTCTCCACCTTCAGGTTCCTCCCCTGGTTGCGCTTCGATTTCAGCTTCCTCTGGCGGCGCTTCTTCCTGGGTCTCCGTTGGCGTAACTGCCTCGATAGCAGCTTGGATGCGGGATTCGGGTGTGCTCTCTTGGTTTGTAGCTTCTATTTGTTGCTCTGACATGGGTTTTCCTTAGGTTGGTATTCCGGTAGGTTTAAGTAGTTGGGATTGAGGTGACAATGCCGCCGCAGGGGGGGCTCCTGCGCCTGGTGCGGGCCCTCCTGCCATCGGGGGTGATGCCTGCGGAGGCATCATCATTTGTGCTTGCATCATATCCATCTGCGCCTGTTGAGCCACCAACTTCAATTCGTAGTCGGCTTGTTCAATCCATCGGCGCATGTCGTCTAAAATATCTTCCGGGGCACCATCCCTACGTGCCTTCAGGTACGCTAGCTGGATCCGCTTAATGCCCATCTCTAAATTCTGGTAGGGCTCTGGTGGCTTGTATTGCCCGTCCAGTAACTCCTCTATCGTTGCCTCGATGTCCTCGATAGCCGCATTGTTGATGTCTGCTGCTCGCTCAAGATCTGGATGGTTCAGAAGTCGCCTTGCTTCATCCGTATCGATGATCCCGCTCTGCGCCCATTCCACAACTTGCTGCGACCTGCCTGCGGGTGTTCTGCTGAGGATAGATGCTGGCTCTAGGCGTATCTTGTAGGTTCCGTCGTCGATAGCCGCTTCCTTGAAACAGATCTTCTCTACTAACTTCTTCGCATGGAAAACGCTCTTACACTCCCCACCACTGCCATGGATGTCGCGGGCGATGTCTATGTAGCGCTTTGCTGCCTCTGGCGCGAGTCTCTCGTATTCCTGTGCATTGTAGGAAAATCGCTGCGTTCCAATGTCGTTGTATTCCCGTAACGCAACAGCACTCTCCAGCCCAACGGGCTTTTTGGACGTAGCTGCCATCTGGGAGATACCGGCAATCTCGAAACCCCTTCGCCATAATGCCTCTTTGTAGGTATAGATCTCTGGCGAGACTGCCTGGGGCGTTTGGAATACCGGCGGTTTCCCTCGATAGTGGATAATACCTCCAATATCGTTGTTTAACTGCATCTTGAGGTTCTTAGACGCCAGGTCGACGAATACTCGCGGCACCGCAATCAGGTCTTGTGCCTGTTTGATAAACTCGTTTAACTGGTTAATTCGGAGTTGGATGCCGGTGAGTTGTTCTGATAGGCCCTGACCGTAGAATCCGCAGACTGGCTCGCTCCATCGGTAAAACAGGAACGGAAAGTAGTCTTTTTTCCAGTTCTCGACCAGGAGGGTCGCTCCATCAACGCTAATGCACCGTTTGCCGTCCCCTGCGCCCTTTTTCGACGGCAGATGGTAACTCTCGATGCAGACTGCCGTGTTTGGGTCGATATTCCGGTATGCACCACTGTCTTGGACACGATCCCTCGCAGATTCTTCAATTTCCTTCTCAAAATCGGGGAAATCGGCCTTGAGTACTTCTTTATCCACCATTTTGACTTGGTGTAGCTGTCTTGGCAGTGAGGCGCGGCACTCCATCTCATCGATCTTGATTTCATCGATAATGACACGCTCGCAGCGTATGTCGCCAGCGTGCTCGTATATCTTGAGAGCGCCCGTTCCAAAAATTACCGCATCGCGAAAAGCGCGGGTTGCTTCACGGTGGAAATTTGTCTCATCGAACTTCCCTTCGATCCACTTCTCAAGGAGTCGCGCCTTGCGCTGGACCGAAAATTCGGCACCGTCCGTCTGGAAGGTTACTCGCGCCCGGTTCCCGGCTATCATCGAGGTTGCCGTATCGCAGACCGACTGGATAATGTTCTCCGTTACCCGACCAAGGCTCTTCCTCGAGTAGTCGCGTTGGGTCAACGTCCAGTCTAGGCCGAGAAGGTCAACATTGCCATAAAGCTGGGCATTGCGGATGTTCAGCTCGTGGACGTAGCGCTGCATCTCTTCGATTGACTCCACGTAGGCGACAACCGCTTCATGCATCTCCTCGTCGGGCTCTTGCCACCAAAAGTCTTCCATCATTGTCTAGCTGCCTTTGCCTTTAGCCATTCGCGTTGTTCCGCTATGGGATCTTTACCATCCGGGTACAACATCGGGTTGTCGTAGTCGCTTTGGTACTGAACCCGCTCGCCACCAACCTCGAGGTCTACCTCCCCGATTTCCAAGCGAATTGCGGAGGGGTGAATATCAAGTTCCAGGTCACCGGAGCGATAGCGAACCACCCCGTTGTCTCGCATGAGATCGATAATTTCCCCAATTTCTACCAGAGTCTTTGCCATGAGTCCTCATATCCAAGGTTATCGATGATACCTTTTTCTAAATCTACAAACCCTGCCCCGTCCCTGTCCTTCCGCTTCCGCTCGTAAATTGCTTCGCGGTCTGCCTTCATCTTCTCATCCCAGTACTCATTCGAGCCCGGCCTCGGAAGTTTCAGCGTAGGTCTTGAGAAGTTATGAAACGAGTATCGCCACGTATAAAGGAAGGAGTCGCAAACATGGTTCGCGCACGCTCTATCTTCTTTTTGTCCATGGGAGTCCCAGACGAGATAGCACATCTCCTGTGCCAGCTCAGACTCCTCTAAAATTTTTATGCGGCCCTCTACCATGTCCGAATTGAGCAACTCGATGTAGTCCCTCTTTTCCGACTTCTCTGCCGCTTCGATATGCACCCCATGCCGCTCGCTGAGTTCCGCGAGGACCATCTTACCCAGACCACCTCTGTCACCCACCCGAACCTCAAATTCTCCGAACATCGCTTCAGTGTCCTTAACGCCCCTCGCAATATCGCCAACCGTGAGCTGGGCTTGCTTGTAGTCGTAGATTTGATACATCGTGGGGCAGGTCTCAGAATACGCAACCACCACCAGCGCAAACGGATCGTCATACCCGAGGTCGCAACCCATGAGGTATTTCCAGTCGTGCTCGTCGGGCAGTCCAAATTCATTCTTGGATTCGGGGTCTTTCCTCCACCCGTTGCGCTCCGGGTCGTACTTGTAGACAAATGCGTCATCATCGGCAACCCACTTGCCTAGGTACTCGCGTTGCCAGATGGGGTTCTCGTCGCTCCAGCCGTAACTCTCCTTGTCGGCCAAGCAGGCATTCCAGAGGTGGGGTTGGGCTACATTCTCCGCAATCGTCCACGAGTGACCGGACCACATCCTGGCTTTGTCCTTCTCGCGATCTTTATACATTCTTGTTAGCGGTGCGTTGGGTTTGGTCGTTTCATAGAAGATACCCGCAAGCACTGAACCGGGGGTTCCCATCAAAACGAGACTCCCCATTGTGTCATTCAGTGCGGGGCCAATAACCTCCCTGGCCAGTTCCGTCAGGACGTCGGAGGGGAATGACTTACACTCATCGATCACTACCAAGTCATACGGTTGCCCCCTTAGCTTATCAATCTCTGCGCGTGACTCCGCACCCGTTAGGATAACCCTTCGACTGCCACCAGGGAATGTACAGATCAGTTGCGTGTTGTGAAAATGGCAACCTAACTCATACTCCTCGTTAAATGACTTTAAGAGCGGCCACAGGATGCCCCTAGCAGACCCTTTAGTGAGTGTTGCATAAAGGCAATTGGCAGTTGTCCTATTAAGGCACGTTGTCATAAGGTACACTGCCGCCGCGTAGGACTTTCCGGCGCGACGAGGGCAGAGAAGTGTCTTCCTCCGCGACGTGTCCTTTAATAAATCAATCTGGGGCGCAAAAAGACGCCCAATCATCTCGTTGGCTTTGTCGCGATCTCGACCGGGGGAGTATAGGGCCGTATCGTTGGCTATCTCCCGAAAAATGTCGACTGCAGACGTACCGTCCATGCCTTATCCCTTAACCCTCACCCGTGGGCGCGGATTTCGCACAACGGGCATCTTCGGGGCCTCGTCAGCCGGCTTTACGGGCTCTTTTGTGGCCAATTTCTTCGTGTTTTTGCCGTTTCCGAGGTGTACGAAGGCACAGTTCGAAAGGGGCACTATAACCGTCCAATAGGGGGCTTTTTTGGCTTTTATCGTCACAATTCCGTTTTTGGAGTCGCATGACATGTCGTAACTTAGCTTTTGGTGCTGGTTCTGCATCGAAACGGTTGTTTCGTGCTTTCCATCGGGCAACCTAATCCTCTGCATGAATCCTACTGTTTCTACGCGCATCTTTTCTCTTCTCTCTGGTGGGTTTTCGTCTTCGGGTGGTCTTTTTCGTGTTTCTGAGCTTCGTCTTTGTCAAATCTCGCGAATAGGGGTCTGTATATGCCCCCACAGAAGGGTGCACCCCACCGGGTGAGTCGCGACCAGCTTCCGGTCTTAAAAGTGTAGTAAAAGTCTTCTTTGGGGTCGATGCCGCACTCCCCGAGGAGCATGGTGGCAAGTCCCTTGGTAAAGGTGTTGTCC